AATTGGGATATGATGAAAATGCAATCACTAATGTAACTGTTGTTGCAAGAAATCCCGGTTCTTGGTCTAATGGAATCAGAGTGGCAATGATTGATGCTAAGGCAGATCAAATCATTGGAATTACTACAACAAATATTTCAGTTGGATTTGGCATTACTCAATCTGCTGCAGGAAAAATCGCAGCTGGAGCAGGAACAACTTCCCTTCTTGATGGATATTTTAAAGGTATTGTTACGGAAGTTGGTTCTGGAACAGTTTCAGTAAAACTTTTAAATCATGTATCTGCTGGAGGAACAATTCGTAATGTAGATTATCAACCAAATTCAATTTATGCTTTTGAAACTGGATCAACTTATGGATCTTTATATTTAACAAATAATAGTTCTGTTGGAGTTGCGACAGTTACTGCTTCAACTTCATTGGATTGGTTTGATCAGCAAACTCTTACCGTTAGTACTGGTTTTGTTGGGACAGCAACAACAGAAATCAAAATTAATTGGAACAATATTGCAGATCGTCCATTTACCTCAGATTATGCTAATGCAAGAGGATCGAGATTTGATGAAGTTCATGTTGTAATCATTGATGCACTTGGAACAATTACTGGCAGTGCAGGAACAATTCTTGAGAAGCATTTGAATATCTCCAAAGCATCAGATGCTCAGTTCTCAGTTGGAAGTCCTTCTTATTGGAAAAAATATATTGAAAATGGTTCCGAATATATTTTTGGTGGATCTGCCCCCACACAAATTACTGCTACAGGATTTACTTCTGGATTTACAGTAGCAACAAATATTGGTTGGGATCAAACTGCCGAAGGTGGAAGTGGTGGAGTTATTTTTGGTGCATGTGGGGCACAAAATTTAATTTTAACTAGAGGAGTAAATTATCATGGATCTGATGACATTACATCAACTGGCGCATTAACTGCATCGGTTGGAAAACTTGCAGAAAGTTATGATTTATTTGAAAATACCGATAACTTTAAAGTTGATTTCCTTCTAATGGGATCTGCAAATTATAACATTTATGATGCACAAGCACTTGCAGAGAAACTCATTTCAGTTGCAGAATTGAGAAAAGATGCAATTGCATTTATTTCCCCATATAGAGGTGCTGCTATTACTGATACTGCAAATCAAACAGAAGTTACTGTAAGGTCTGCTGCGGATATTACTGATAAAGTTCTTCAGTTCTATGCACCTATCACATCCTCAACTTATGCCATTTTTGATAGTGGTTATAAGTACATGTATGATAGATTCTCTGATACTTTCAGATATATACCTCTGAATGGTGACATTGCTGGTACTTGTGCTCGTAATGATATCAATAACTTCCCATGGTATTCGCCAGCAGGAACTTCTAGAGGAACAATTTTAAATGCAGTGAAACTTGCTTACAATCCTTCCAAGTCTCAAAGAGATCGCCTCTATTCAAATAGAATTAATTCTATTATCTTCTCACCAGGAGCAGGAATTGTTCTGTTTGGTGATAAGACTGGATATGGTAGAGCATCAGCATTTGATAGAATTAACGTTCGTCGTCTCTTTATTTACTTGGAAACTGCAATCTCAGCAGCTGCTAAGGATCAACTCTTCGAATTCAATGATGAACTTACAAGGACAAACTTCGTAAACATTATAGAACCATTTCTCCGCGATGTTCAGGCAAAGAGAGGAATCTTTGATTATGTTGTTGTCTGTGATGAAACAAATAACACAGCAGCTGTGATTGATTCCAATGAATTTGTTGCTGACATCTATATTAAACCAGCAAGATCAATTAATTTCATTGGTCTTACTTTTGTTGCCACCAGAACTGGTGTTTCGTTTGATGAAGTAATCGGTCAATTCTAATTAAACAAGAGGTAAACAACTATGGCAACCAGAAATCAATTAAATCCACCTCCTTTAAGGAAGATTACCGACTTCAAGAGTAAACTTTCTGGTGGCGGTGCTCGCGCAAATCTTTTTGAAGTTGTATTATCATTCCCAGCATCTGCTCCAACAGATACAAATACTCTCGATAAGATTAGACTTTTAGTTAAAGCGGCCGCTCTTCCATCATCTACTATTGGTCCAGTTAATGTTCCATTTAGAGGAAGAATTCTAAAAATTGCTGGAGACAGAACCTTCGAAAGTTGGACAGTTACTGTAATTAATGATACTGATTTTGCAATTCGTTCTGCGTTTGAAAAGTGGATCAATTCAATTAACAAAGTTTCTGATGCAACTGGAGTTACTGATCCAGCACTATATCAAGCAGATGCTTTTGTTTATCAATTAGATCGTGATGGTTCTGCACTTAGAGCATACCACATGTATGATATTTTCCCAACAAATATTGCAGCAATTCCACTTTCTTATGAGACAACTGATGCAGTTGAAGAATTTACTTGCGAATTCCAAGTTCAGTGGTGGGAGGCAATTAAAGGAAATGGTACAAATGCTGGCGGCGAAGACATCAACTAAATAGAGCGTATAGTTAAACTTATAAGATGGCAAAACTTTTTGGATTTTCAATTGGTGATTCTGAGGATAAATTAAAATCAAAATCTATTGTCTCCCCTGTCCCACCAAATAATGAGGACGGGGTAGACAATTTTATTGCAAGTGGTTTTTACGGACAATATTTAGATATTGAAGGTGTTTATAGGACTGAATTTGATTTAATTAAAAGATATCGTGAAATGGCATTGCATCCAGAATGTGAAGGGGCAATTGAAGATATTGTTAATGAGGCAATTGTAAGTGATCTTTATGATTCTCCAGTAGAGATCGAACTTTCAAATTTAAATGCTAGTGATAAGTTAAAGGATAAAATTAGAGAAGAATTTAAATATATCAAAGAAATCATGGACTTTGACAGAAAATGTCATGAGATCTTTAGAAATTGGTATGTTGATGGTAAGTTATATTATTTAAAAGTAATCGATATTAAAAAACCACATGAAGGTATTCAGGATGTAAGATATATTGATCCCATGAAGATGAAATTTGTTCGTCAGGAGAAAAATAAAGATAGAAGAAATTTGATTAATGTAAATTCAATAAAGGAGAGTGATAAGGTATTTTTTCCAGAAATTGAAGAATTTTTCTTGTACACGCCGATTGCATCTTATCCATCCCCAGGAATGATTAGTGGTGGTGGCGCCGCAAAGCACATTAAAATTGCAAGAGATTCTGTAACTTATGTTACTTCAGGTTTAGTAGATAGAAATAAAGGAACTATCTTATCATATCTCCATAAAGCAATTAAGGCTCTCAATCAACTTAGAATGATTGAAGATAGTCTTGTCATTTATAGACTTTCGAGAGCACCAGAACGTCGTATTTTTTATATTGATGTTGGCAATCTTCCAAAAGTAAAGGCAGAACAATATCTCAAAGAGGTTATGTCTCGCTATAGAAATAAACTTGTCTACGACGCAGGTACTGGAGAAGTGCGTGATGATCGCAAGTTTATGTCTATGATGGAAGATTTTTGGTTACCTAGAAGAGAGGGTGGTAGGGGAACAGAAATTACAACTTTACCTGGCGGACAAAATCTTGGTGAACTTTCTGATATTGAATATTTTCAGAAAAAACTTTATAGAGCACTTGGTGTTCCAGAATCTAGAATTGCTGGAAGTGGTGATGGATTTAATCTTGGCAGATCATCAGAAATTCTTAGAGATGAATTAAAATTTTCAAAATTTGTTGGTAGATTGAGAAAGAGATTTTCCAATATTTTTAATGATATACTCAAAACTCAATTAGTTTTGAAAAATATTGTCAGTCCAGAAGATTGGGATGCAATGAGTGATCATATTCAATATGAGTATCTTTATGATAATCAATTTGCTGAACTTAAAGAGTCGGAATTAATTAGTGAAAGACTTGGGATTCTTGCTACTATTGAACCTTATATTGGAAAGTATTATTCTCAAGAATATGTTCGCAGAAAAATACTTCGTCAAACCGATAGTGAAATTATAGAAATTGATCAGCAAATAAAATCAGAAATTAAGAAAGGTATCATTCCAGATCCAGCAACAATAGATCCAATTACTGGAGAACCTTTGCCACCCCCAGATCAATCCGGAATTGATCCAGCAACTGGTCAACCAATGGATCAAATGCCACAAGATCAAGGTATGGATCAACAATTGCAGGCGCCCCCACCCCCATCAACTAGAGATATCAAAAAAGCAGAAATATAAATACTTATTATAATACTATATTAAAATTTTATGGAAGAACTTATAGATTTGATTGCAACGGATTCTTCACCATCAGATATTAGCGATAAAATCAAAGATTTACTATTCGCTAAAACATCCGAAAGAATCGAAAGTGCAAAACCTTACGTTGCTTCATCGCTATTTGGTGGAGAAGATGGTGAAGAAGATGATGAGGAATACACCGAGGATCAAGAATAATGGAAATTACCAAGATTATTACAACTGAAGTAAGTACTCCAACCACTGCTGGTACTGCTAGTAGTATTAGTGATGCAACTTGTGTTCGCTTATTTAATAATCAAACAGGTATTGTTACTGTTGGAATAAACACTTTAGTCGGCGCCGCAACTACAAATTTCTTTGCAATGCCAGGTTCATCGGTCGAATTCTTGCAAAAAACAAGTACTGATGTCATTTGGACTTCAGCAGTTATTAAAGCAAATAAAGTAGCATTCACAAACTAAAATGAAACTCATCACAGAAGAAGTACAACATGTAAAATTTATCACCGAAGGAAAAGGTGCTGATAAGAAAATGTATATTGAGGGTGTTTTCCTTCAAGGTGATATT